CACGAGAGTGTGATTATACAGAAGAAGATATCAATATCATGGAAGCAATGACAGGTGACATTGTGTTTGCCTATATTGCTTTTAATGGAGATTTAATTGGTCTGACTGAAGGTACGCATATTAGTGGTAATTCACTAACTGTTATTATTAATGGTATTTGTGGTTCATTGAACTTGCGATGCTGTTTTTATTCGCAGTATGTACCAACCAAGTTTTCAGATCGCCTGAAATTTCGTGATTGCGTTGCAGCAATGACGTATGGTGATGATAATATTGGTTCAGTTAAAACTGGGGTTGATAAGTTTAATATCAAGATTTGTTCCCAATTTTTAGCTGAGTATGGACAGGTTTACACTATGCCTGATAAAGAATCTGAACTTACGGAGTTTTTACCTCCTGAGGAGTTCGAATTCTTGAAGAGGGGTAGTGTTTATCATCCCAAACTTGGCGTGCATGTAGGTGCACTATTGGATAAGTCAATTTATAAATCGTTGCATTGTTTTATGCGTGGTAAGAACTGTCCTTTGACAGAAGAACATGCGTGCGCACAGAACATTGATGGAGCCCTTCGTGAGTGGTTCAATCATGGTGAAGATAAGTATGAGAAACAGCGACAACTGATGAAGGAAGTTGCTACCCGTGCTAATATATCACATATGTGTTCTGGTTTAGATCTCAGCTATAATGACCGAGCTGCAGATTGGAATGCCCAATACAAGGATGACGAAAGTCATCTTGTATAGGTAAGGTCAGTCACTTTGGAGACGTTAAATCCAACCCAGTTTCAATACTGATGGTTAGCAAAATTGATATATGTATATGGATACCGTGTTTGTTTTAATCTTTATATGTTTTGTAGAAAATTCATAGGCTTTGCATATATTAACGGTCCCTACCGGGGAGTTTTGTTCGAGTTCACCGTGCTCACTTGTAAATATATCGTACCATATGAGTCAATCCAATCTATGGTCTGTAAATAAATAAATGGATTGGTAATATTTTTAATTATAATTCTGCCGGGATGTACAAGCCAACATAAGTTTTGGTCCCGGGGAAGCAAACGTACACAATAAATCTGTGTCGGAGACACAGTCAGCAGTGACTGAAAATTCTTTATTGAAAATAGAGAAATTTAAGCCACAATCTGGTCCGGAAGGTACTACTGTTATGGAAGGTTCCAAACTTTCCACACAACAGAATATTCTTTTCCGTGACCAAAACCCATCCTATGTTTATGGGGTGGACTATGTAGATGATCCTACTAGAGGAATACAGGATACTGATGATGCAACTTTAGATAATTTCTTTTCACGTCCTTTAAAAATTAGTACTCAGGAATGGGGTACAGGCACCACTTTGGGTTATGATTTTGATCCGTGGGAATTGTATTTTGGAAATCCTCGTGTAATTAACAGGATGACAAATTATAATTTATTGCGTGCAAAGTTGCGCTTAAAAATTGTGATCAATGGTAATGGATTCCAATATGGTCGTGCCATGGTAGGTTATCTTCCTATGGATTCTTTTGATAAAATGTCTATATTTGCATCACTTATACCACACGATTTGGTCCAATTGTCACAGTGTCCACATGTCTTTGTTGACCCTACCACATCTACAGGGGGTGAGTTGTGTTTGCCTTATTTTAATCATTTTAACAACTCCAGCATTCCTTTGGGCGATTATCGTAAGCTTGGACGAATATATGTTCGCGCGATTAATGCCTTGAAACATGCTAATGGAGCGGGAGATAAATGTACTGTCTCCATTTTTGCGTGGGCTGAGGACGTGCAACTAAATGTTCTCACTTCTGTTGACGCTCCAACGTTGCCTCCTCAATCTAATGGATCATTTAATAATAATAGTGATATTGCAGGGGCTGAGGACGTGCAATTAAATGTTCAATCTGGTATGGAATCTAAGGGTAAGAAAAATACAATGTCTAAGTCTACACAAGGAGGTAAGAAGAGTAGTTATGCCCGACAAGATGGAGGTGCAGCCACCGCAGGAAAGGAGATAGATGAGGCTAATTCAACCGGTATGGTGTCTGGACCTGCAACTTCTATAGTCAAGGCAGCGAATGCATTGAGTGTAATACCTCAAATTGCACCTTTTGCAATGGCAACTTCTAAAGTTGCCGGCACAGTTGGTAATGTTGCAAAAGCACTTGGGTATAGTAGACCACCTGTCACCAAGAATCCGGAGCCTTATAGACCAACACCAGCATCTCAGTTGGCAACAACCAATACACCAGATACAGCTATTAAGCTTACTGTAGATGAAAAGCAAGAGCTAACTATTGACCCAGGTATTGCTGGTCTTGGACCAGAAGATCCTATGTCTATTCAGAATATTGCATCTCGCGAGTCCTTTTTAACTAAATTTAATTGGGACATGGGTACTGCACCTGAGACATTACTTTGGAATGCTAGAGTAGATCCCGTACAATGGGTCAACTCTGGAGGCTCTCCTCCAGCTTATCACTTTCCTGCCACAGCGATGGCAGCTTTGCCTTTTGAATATTGGACAGGGACATTGAAATTTAGATTTCAGATTGTTTGTTCCGCTTTTCATAAAGGAAGACTTAAGTTTGTGTATGATCCGTTGTTTTTAGACTCGAACGAGTATAATACTAATTACATTGAGATTGTTGATATTGCAGATACTCAGGATTTTACAATTGAGATCGGCAATGGACAAGCAACAACGTTATTACAACATGCTTTGCCAGGTGAGGACCCCGGTTTTGATCAGCATAATGTTTTACCTTTGACATACAAACCTTATGGTAATGGAGTTATTGGGGTATATATTGTAAATGAATTGACCACACCCAACAGTACTGTAGATAACAACATTGAGGTTAATGTGTACATTTCCGCAGGAGATGATTTTGAGGTTTTTGTTCCTGACGATCACTTTCAGAAATTTGTTCTTAAACCACAGAACGGAATTGAGCCACAGAGTGGGAATGAAATAGTTCCTGAATCGCAGGATACTGAGGAACCTTCAGCTCCTGAGCAATCAATGAGCGATATTCTTGGTCCAGGTATACAAAATACACAACAAATTAATAAAGTGTTTGCAGGGGAAACCATAGTGTCTTTTCGTACATTGCTTAAACGATACAATTTGTGGCGGCGAGAAAAGACAACTGAAGGCGGTACGACTAATTTCACGCGAGTTAGTACAACAAAAAATATGTTCCCATTTTATCGGGGAAATGTTAGTGGAGCAGTAGACGTTCGCTATCTTAATGCTCCGTATAATTATGTGAATACTGTCATGTTGCATTGGGTCGCAGCCGCTTTTTCAGGATGGAGAGGTAGCATTAGGTACAAATTGATGTTTGATAAATGTAACCAAGATACTGCTCAGAATCATTCTTCTCGTGTTTATATATCACGTGAAGGTGTGTATCCACCTGGTGAAGCTTCCTACACTCGGGAATTATCTCCATATGGAAGTCTCAATAACGATGCGCGAGTTAGTAGTCTTGTTCTAGCAGGTAACATGTCGACCACTGGTGTTAATGGAATGTTGTACGCAACTGATAGTATTAATAGTACAGTAGAATTTGAAATTCCTTATTATTCTCAATATCGTTTTACACCAGGTAAGTTAATTGACTATACTAATGCTAACAACACTGGTAATTGGAGCCCAAATTGGAAAATGGAAGCCAATTTACATTCATCAGGTATATCAAGTGTGGATTACCATGTTGCAGCTGGTGAAGATTTTCAAGTGTATTTCTTCACTGGTTTACCACGTATGTATTACGAGGCAACTCCACCAGCTGCATAGTCTGTACTGACTTTAAAAGTATAAATAAAATAAAATTGTTCTCTGTAGCCGAGAACGGCGTTTGCATTGCAAGCGACCTGGCTGACCGCCGAATAAAATATGTCACCCCTTAAGTAGGTAGCATTTGATTCGGCGCTAGCCGATGATTATGTCCTGTAGTTTTGCTATAGGTCCTAATAAGGGAGTTACAAATTTTAATAGCGGTAGCCACGAGTCCGTCGTAAGACTGACCCGATCGAATATTCCAATTTGGAGGGGTATTCGTAC